CGCCAACAACTTCTCAATCCAAAGTTTTTCAGGTACATTGATTAGGAATTTGTCGTTGGCAATTTTATTAGAGAAATATGTGTCCAACATAACCCACTTCTTTGCGACCTTGGGGGTGTTGTCTTTATTGGTGACAATATACTCAGCTTGACTACGGGTGGGATAAAACTTTTTATTATTCTGAAGTTTATCTTTTAAACCCAAAATATAATTGTTTGCCCCTTCGTATGTTTCAAGAATTGAAATGGCTTTGGATTCTATTGTGAGGTTAATTCCCATTATTTTACTTCTATAGATTGTCCCGTACTTGCCCAATAATTACTATTTCCGTAGTATACGGTAATTTCTTCCCCAACTTCAATGTCCCGAAGAGCGTAGAAATTAAAACTTTCTTGTCCATCGGTATTGTCCCATTCGGCACTTGGATTTTCCGAATGATTATAATATGAAGAATATCCAAGACCAATAACAAAGTATTGGTTCTGACCTCCACGTGGATAGAAAAACCTATAATGAGACATCACGTTGGAGTCTAATTTTAGGACAGGAGCAACTTCAAAAATTTCTCCTTTTAAAATTTTTTGTGTGGCAAACACACCCAACCCGTGAATATCACTGTCGGCGACTTTAATTTTATGTGGAGGATTAATGACCATTTTACTGATAATAATAACAATTCTACAGGTATTTATCAATATATCGGTTATGGCAAATAAATTAGTACCAATTACTCGACTTGGCAAGTTCTTCGGTGGGGAAGATTATGCGTTGGATGTTTCGATGGGTTCCGAATGGTTGGAGGGTGATATGAACTTCACCGTCGTTCTATATCGTATCGATAGATACAAGACAAGAATTGATGATGTTTATGGTGAATCACCTGAGGGTGGTATTCAATTTTTGGCTCCTGTGGAACTTAAAGGATACGTTCAAATTTTATCTCCGACTGGTATGAGACTCGGTAATTCTCGTATTGAACAAGACGAACCAGGTAATATGAGATTTTCTATTTATCAATCTTACCTCGATGAATTGGGGGTTGATATTGCTTATGGAGATTACTTGGGTTATTATGAAACTGAAAGTAAGGTCCGTTACTATTCTGTTGCCGATGACGGAAGGGTTGTATCAGACAACAAACATACTTACGGAGGATATAAACCATTTTACAGGACGATTGTCGCAACTCCTGCTAGCCAAAATGAATTTAACGGAACCTAATGCCATATCCAAAACAAATAAAACCTACCATTGATTTAGTTCCTCCGAAGACTCTTTCTGCTCGGAGAGAACAACTATTGGAGTTCATCAACAAAGATGGAACTTATCTCCCAAAATCTGTATTACATGCCGATTTGGATTTGGGTATGTTGGAGTTTGTAAAAACTTCACTTCAAACCACAGTATCAGGCAAGGATATTAGTGTTATTAATAAAATTATTACCAATCAAAGGTGGTCCCAATTCACGGAAACTTGGGATTTTGTTGACAATGACTTCAACGTACAACTTCCATTTATAACGGTTGTTAGAAAACCTGAAGTTAAATATGGTACCAATCCGTCACTTCAATACACAATACCTGTCAGAAAACAATTCTACTACGCCACAGTTCCCACTTGGAATGGGAATCAAAAGGGTTATGATGTTTACACCATTCCCCAACCTGTACCTGTTGATATTGATTATAGTGTCAAAATTTTATGTAACAGAATGAGGGAGTTAAATACATTTAACAAAAATGTCCTTCAAACTTTTTCTTCACGTCAGGCTTACACATTCATCAAAGGTCAGTATGTACCAATTGTTATGAACAACGTATCTGATGAGTCAATCGTTGATGTGGACAAAAGAAATTATTACATACAAAGTTACGACTTCACCATGTTGGGTTACCTAATTGATGAAGAGGAGTTTCAAGTGAAACCTGCCGTTGCGAGAGTTCTTCAAGTTTATGAAGTAGATACTCAAGTTCCCGTTGGAAAACGCAATCAAATTACTCCACCAAATCCCGATGAGTTTGAGTATCCATTTTTTTATACATCAGGAAATACAACTCTCACCGACTTTCCCGTGGACTATAGAATCGATGTGAAGTTTATTGAATCAACTAATGTGGATTCTTACGATGTTTACATTAACGATGATTTTTATGGGTCAGATATTTTTGACATTCAATTGAATCAGGGAGATAAGTTTCAGGTGGTTGTTACCAAAGAAACTGTCGGGGAAGAAGCGAATATTTTGTTCTCGGCTAAATTAGTTTAGTCCTCTCCGTAAATATCTTTTTTGTCTCCACACCTTTCGTAAATAAGGTTTTCCAAAAACCTATACATTTTCACCCCGTGTTTATCACAGTAGTTTTTTAACACTGTGTGTGCCTGTTTTGATATTTTAAGGTTCTTAATATCCTGAGGGGGAATTTTCATAAAGGAAGAAAAAAGGCAGAATAAAATCTTACTGCTTATCAATACATATCCAAAAGTAAAGTTTTTTACTTTTTACTTGAATATTTATCTATAAAATAAATCCGAATAAGAAAAATTAAAATATGTTTTTTCAAGTAACAACACAAGCTAATCAAAAGGTTTTTGTATCTCCTGGTGTCTATACATCCGAAACTGATTTGTCATTTGTAGCACAAAGCGTTGGTGTAACGACTTTGGGTTTGGTTGGTGAAACTCTATACGGTCCGGCTTTCGAACCTATATTCATAACAAACTACGATGAATTTCAAAACTTTTTTGGTGGTGTCACCCCTGAAAAATTTGTAGGAACTCAGATTCCTAAATACGAAGCGGCTTACATTGCTAAAGCCTACCTTCAACAATCTAATCAATTGTTTGTAACAAGAGTCTTGGGACTTTCAGGTTATGACGCAGGTCCTTCATGGACTATAACCGCGATTGCAAACGTTGACGGGGAAACCGTAGGTATTGACGCTGGTGTTGCTCAAGTTTTTTGGTCAGCCACTTTCACAGGTACATCGACAGGTACATCTGTAACTTTTACATCTGCGTTACCTCCAATAATTTCAAACTCTCTAAACACACAATACACCCTTTATGACGGTTCAACGTCTTCTTATTCGAAAGACATTCAAGGGTTCATGAACTCCATATCGGGTAACACTTCGTTATCAGCTACAACGGCACAATTTTACGGAATGCCCTCTCAGGTTGGGTATGACCAATTAAATACTCAATTCTCTGTGTTAAGTAACAATTATGGGGTTGATAGTCTTGACCCTCTAGCAAACGATTTGACTGACAGTGTAAATGACCCTTGGTACTACGCTAATTTTAATGTTACAGGTAGTTCATGTGATTATTCGGGTTATTCTTGGAACTACGCTGTAACTGACTTCTACACAGGAGCGTCAAATTCATTCTCGGGAACCGTATCAGGTAACGTTTACTTCTACAGTGGAGAATCTTTCACTGAATATTGTAATTTGGTTGTCGGTACTCTACGTTCAAGAGGTGTTTCGGAATATACCGCAACTGACCATGGTCCACTTTATCAAGTAACAGGTCTTACAGATTTACAAATTGTCTGTACTGGACCTTACTCAGGTATTAGTCAGAACCCATTCTCAACATTCCAAATCAGTGGTGTAACTAAAACAGGAACCGACTTCGATTTTGATGTTTCTTTTGGTGCAAGTAACGCTAACTACATCACTAAAGTTCTCGGAATTACTAATTTTAGTAAGTCTCAGTTCGAAGTACCAGTGTATGTTGAAGAATCTTATCCAGGTCTTTTGACTTACGGATACAATAAAGGATATGTTAGAGGTTTGAATTGTGATTTCATTGCACTTCCCGAAGCTCGTGATACTACTTCCACAACTTCAATTGCGTGGAATCTCCAACAATACCAAAGTCCAAAAACACCATATGTAGTTTCTGAACTTCGTGGTAATAAAGTTTACAAATTGTTCAGATTTGTTTCTATCTCTGATGGTGATTTAGCAAACACTCAAATTAAAATTTCTATCGCTAACGTATCTTTCAGTAACATGACCTTTGATGTACAGGTACGAGATTTTTTTGATACGGATGCTAATCCAATCGTTCTTGAAAAATACACCAACTGTACTTTGGACCCAGCAACTAACAGTTTTGTTGGTAAGAAAATTGGTTCGTTCGATGGTGAATACCCATTAAACTCTGCTTATGTCATGATTGAAATGGCGGATGAGGCTCCGTTTGACGCACTTCCATGTGGTTTCTATGGTCTTGATGAGAGAATTTATGAATCACCAACCAATCCTTCACCATTCCCAATTATCAAGAACAGATATTTTTACCCTGGCGAAACTCTCTTTGACCCACCTTTTGGTACAACTGCTGGTGGTTCTAACGTTGTAACGGCTTCGGGAGATAACGTTCGAAGAAGTTACTTGGGAATTTCATCATTTTTTGGTATCGACTCTGACCTCCTTCAGTACAAGGGTAGAAAAAACCCAACAGTCAATTGGTATGAAGCGACTGATTCTGAACCGTGGAATTACCAAACACAGGGTTTCCACTTTGACTCAGGTGCAACTGTTGTTACAATTGCTAACGCTTTTGTTACGAGTGGAACACCGGCGTTTGTTTGTGGTATCGCTGATTTCAAAGCAGAACCAACAACCCAAGCTAATCCTTACTACTTCTTATATTCTCGTAAGTTTACATTTATGTTCCAAGGAGGATTTGACGGTTGGGACATTTACCGTGAGTTTAGAACAAACACTGATAGGTTCCAACTTGGAGCTTCAGGTTACCTACAAGGGGCTTATTTATCCCAAAGATACCCAACAGCTTCGGGAGATGGTACCTTCAAAAGAATTGTAGTGGCTGACAACACTCAGGACTTTGCTAATACTGACTATTACGCATACCTTCTCGGTATCTTGTCATTTAACAATCCTGAATCAACTAACATCAACGTCTTTGCAACAGGAAGTATTGACTACATCAATAATAATAATCTTTGTGAGGCGGCAATTGACATGGTAACAAATCAGAGAGCTGACTCGGTTTACATCGTAACAACTCCTGACTACAACATGTACACTCCTGACGCTGGTTCTCAATACGAAATTATCTACCCACAACAGGCGGTTGATAATCTTGACGGAACCGGTATCGACTCTTCGTACACGGCTACTTACTACCCATGGATTCTTGAAAGAGATACTGTGAATAATACACAACTCTACCTTCCACCAACCGGTCAGGTTTGTAGAAACTTAGCACTCACAGACAACATTTCTTTCCCATGGTTCGCATCGGCGGGTTACACAAGAGGTCTTGTTAATTCTGTGAAAGCAAGATTGAGACTCACTCAGGAAGATAGAGACATCCTCTACCAAGGAAGACTTAACCCAATTGCTACCTTCTCTGATGTTGGTACCGTTATTTGGGGTAACAAAACCCTTCAGGTTAGAGATACGGCTCTCAACAGATTGAACGTAAGAAGATTGTTGTTACAAGCTCGTAAGTTGATTTCAGCTGTCGCAGTTAGATTGTTGTTCGAACAGAACGATGAAATCGTAAGACAACAGTTCTTGGATTCGGTGAACCCAATCCTCGACTCAATCAGAAGAGATAGAGGTCTTTATGACTTCCGTGTAACTGTAAGTTCTACTCCTGAAGATTTGGATAGAAACACATTAACAGGTAAAATTTACCTAAAACCAACGAAGGCGCTTGAATTCATCGACATCGAATTCTTAATTACTCCAACAGGAGCTTCGTTTGAGAATATTTAATATCTTTGTAAAGGGGGGAACTAATCCCCCCTTTTTAGCCAAATACAGATGAAAAAACTTTTATCCGAAAAAATAACTGCAGCGGGTCCTGATTTAAAATACTACGCATTTGATTGGGATGACAACATCGTTCACATGCCAACAAAGATTGTTGTATTAGATGAGGATGGTGACGAGGTTATGATGTCAACTTCGGACTTTGCAGACCACAGAGAAAAAATCGGTAAAGAACCTTTCCCTTACAAAGGTTCCACCGTTGTTGGTTTTGCTGAAGACCCCTTTAGATATTTCGGTGTGAAGGGTGACGCTCAGTTTATGGATGACGCTTTAGAGGCTCAGACCGGACCCGCATGGGATGATTTCCGTGAAGCGATTAACAATGGGTCTATTTTTGCGATAATCACCGCGAGGGGTCATCACCCAAACACCCTAAAAGAGGCGATTTTCAATTTCATCCAAAACAATTTTGGGGGAATCGACCGTGAAGAGTTAATTAAAAACTTAAAAAAATATCGTGATTTTGTGGGTGAAGAAGATATGTCTGACGAAGAACTTATCCGTTCCTATTTAGAACTTAATCGTTATAACCCTGTGAGTTTTGGACAAGAAACGTCGGCGGCAAGTCCCGAAGAGTTAAAAGTTCAAGCGATGGAAGATTTTGTCCGTTATGTTAAATCAATGGCGGCGCTTCTACAAAAGAAAGCCTTTCTAAAAAAAGACATTGCTAATAATTTTATACCTTCTATTGGCTTTTCAGATGATGATGAAAAGAATGTAGATGCAATGAAAACATATTTTAAAGGAATAAAAGAACCAATTAAAACATATACCACTAAAGGAGGAACTAAGAAAGAATACTAGTACTGGATTTAGTAGAATAGTAATTTTCCGGTTTGAGAAGTCAATAGAAAAATTTACTAACAAGGTATATTTATAAACAAAGATAAAACGTCTAAAGAAAAAGAAACACCATGGCAGATTTATTAATGAAAATGCCCATTCCCTACGAACCGAAACGTCAGAATCGTTTCATTCTTAGGTTTCCCTCAACCTTGGGAATTAACGAATGGTTTGTAGAATCAACCGCCAGACCGCACATTACAATCGGTGCAACTGAAATCCAATTTTTGAACACCTCTACGTTTGTGGCGGGTAGGTTTAACTGGCAAACAATTCCGGTTGTATTCCGTGACCCAATCGGTCCATCAGCAGCCCAAGCTCTTATGGAGTGGGTTCGTTTACACGCAGAATCTGTAACAGGTCGTATGGGTTACGCTGCGGGTTATAAGAAAGACATCGACCTCGAAATGTTAGACCCAACGGGTGTTGTAGTAGAAAAATGGATTCTTTATGGTACATTCTTAACTGACGTTAACTTTAATTCATTGTCCTACTCACAAGACGGATTGGCTACAATCAGTGCCACTTTGAGAATGGACCGTTGTGTATTGATTTACTAATTTTACATTTACAATAATTTATATCAAATTATTTTTAACCGTAGAGCAAAACTCTACGGTTTTTTTATATGGCAACAGAAGCACAAGAATACGGACAAATGAATTTTGACTTACCACACGATGTGGTAGGTCTACCATCACAAGGATGGTTTTATAAAGGAAAGAAGTCGTCAATTAAAGTCGGATACCTTACGGCGGCAGATGAAAACATTATTATGGCGGGTGGAACCGATATGGTACTCAACCTTCTTAGAAACAAAATTTATGAACCTGGTATGAAGGTCGAGGAATTGTTAGAGGGAGATATCGAAGCACTTTTAATTTTCTTAAGAAACACCGCTTTTGGTCCCGAAGTTGAACTTAAACTAACTGACCCCAAAACTCAAAAACAATTTACCACCAACATAAGGTTGGATGAATTAACAATTATTAACGGTGAACAACCTGGTGAAGATGGATTTTTCGAAACGATGTTACCTATTTCAGGAGCTAACGTAAAACTCAAATCACTTACATATGGTGAAGTTAATGAGATTCAAAAACAAGTAGACACATACCCCCAAGGTAGAGTAGCCCCGAGAAGAACGTGGAGACTTCAAAAAGAAATTGTTGCCGTAGACGGAAATACAGATAAGGGAATGATTTCTCGTTTTATTGAAACGATGATGATTGCCGATTCCAAACACATAAAAAAATTCATGGACAAAAACGAACCCCGTTTGGATATGTCCCGCATCGTTATGACCCCGTCTGGAGAAAGACTCACCGTGAATGTGGGTTTTGGGGTCGAATTTTTTCGCCCTTTCTTCTGAGTATAGACAAGCTCAATTGTCCGAATTTTATTATTTGGCTTCGGTCCTACATATATCGTGGACTGATTTTCTTAAAATGCCCGTTTTTACAAGGAAGTTTTTATTAGATAAGTGGATTGAAGATAATAAAAAATAAAAAAAATCTTACAAAATCTATTTATTAGAAAACGCTCCCTATGGAAGAAGAAGAAAAAAAAAGTCTTAATGATGGATTAAAAGAATCCGTCAATCTTCTTGGTAATATTGGTAGAATTCAAGATGGTATTGTTGCTATCAACTCAGGTTTTGGGGAGAGTAGACAACGTGTCCTTGAATTCAACAATGTATTAGCCGATAGTGCGGGTGAAATTAAAAGACTTGGGGGTAACATTACGGATGTTGCCACTACAGTTACGGAAATTGCGAAAGGAGCTCGAAGAAACGTAGTTGCTACAACTGATGTTGTCACAGACATTTTTGCTGTTGCTAAGTTCTTAGGGAAGGAAACATCAGGAATCGTCGATAGTTTTGCTGCCGCGGGAATTGAAATGACCACAATCGGGGATACTATTCTTGAGAGTGTTCAATATGTTCAAAGTGTTGGACTCAATGCCAAGACCATTATGGGTACGGTGGTAGAACAAACTGACTTACTCAACAGATTCAATTTTGATGGGGGGGTACAAGGATTTACTCGTATGGCGGCTCAAGCATCGATGGTCCGTTTGGATATGAGTAAGACTGCTGCTTTTGCTGACAAGGTTATGAACCCACAAGGAGCTTTGGAAACCGCTCAGGCGTTCCAAAGATTGGGGGTTGCTGCAGGTACTTTGATAGACCCATTCGCTTTGATGGACGCCTCAATCAATGACCCAGCAGGACTACAAGATAGTTTGATTGAAATGACCAAACAGTTCACTCAATTCAACGATGAGACTGGTAGGTTTGAAATTAATCCTGGAGGCGTAAGGTTGATGCATGAGCTTGCCGAAGCCGCTGGTATGACCTACAAGGAGTTCAGTCAGGTTGCCTTGTCAAGTGCCGATTTAGATAGAAGATTATCACAAATAAGCTTCAACATTGACGCCCCGGAAGAGGACAAACTTTTAATTGCCAATATGGCTAAGATGGGTGAAGGTGGTCGTTACTTCGTTGAGATTGAAGATGCGGGTAAAGTAGACTTGGCTAACATCACCGAAGAACAAATGGGAATGCTCAGAAAACAATATGAAGATACTCCCAAAACTATGGAAGACATTCTCAGAAGTCAAAAGGGGACTTTTGAACTTATGAGATTGGATATT